ATTCCAAAAATTTGTTTGAGCGCGTCAATATTCCCCGACGGCGGTTGTTTAGAACTCGGCTCCTCTTCTCCGTCATACATTGCAACTTCCCATGTCGTCTCAAACAAATTTTTGGAATGAAATGAACCCACTAGCACAAGGCATCCGCGACGGAATAAAGTTAGCATTCGACGGAACAATTTTAGACTGGGCAAGCGACCACGTCAGCTTTCCGAACTCGGATCGCGCTTCGCGCTTCGATCCTTCGGTGGCGCCGTGGCTTAACGCGCCGCTGTTGGCCGCGAGTGATGACGAGACCACGCAGGTATTTCTCCGCGCTCCGACTGGGGGCGGGAAAACTACCATGATGGAAACTTTGGCCTGTTTCATTGTTGCACAGAAGCCTGGGCCTACTCTTTTCGTAGGGCAGACGGATGACATGGTCAAGGATTGGACGGAGTCGCGCCTATTGCCGATCTTCAACGAATGCCAGCCGGTCAAAGACCTATTCCCAGAAGACCGGCATTCTCTCAGAAAGACGACTATACTTTTCCCACATATGGTATTGTTCGCAGGGGGGGCGAACATGACCAACCTTCAAGAAAAATCGATGCGCTATTGCATCGGTGACGAGGTTTGGAGGTGGAAAAGCGGCATGATCAAGGAACTCAAGGCGAGACATCACGACCGCTGGAACCGAAAGACGCTCTTGGTCTCGCAGGGATGGGACGCAGGGCATGAGGCAGACGCCGAGTGGGACAGCGGAACGCGGGAAGTGTGGGGCTGGACTTGTTCCCATTGTGGGAACTGGCAACGTTACTTGTTCGATCAGATCGAATACACGACCGAACGCGACGACAAGGGCGGCATCTTGTGGGATAGGGTCCAGGATTCGGTCGTTATGAAGTGCGAGCATTGCGAAGCGCGATACAAAGACGACGCCAGCACTCGACGAAACCTTGCAAATACTGCAACTTACCGCCCACTCAACCCGCATCCGGTGCGAGGGCATCGCTCGTTCGAGTATCCGGCTTACGCCGTCTGGTGGATTCCGTGGTTTTCCATCGTCAAGGAATGGATCGAGGCCAACGAAGCCAAGTCATCTGGCAACCTGGAGCCGCTCAAACAATTTATTCAAAAGCGCAAGGCTCAGACGTGGCAGGACGAAGTCACAAGCGACTTACCGGAGATCACGACCGGCGACTACGCCAAGGCCGAATATCTGGAAGGACAAAAGATCGACGGCGAGCACAGACGCTTTATGTGCGTCGATAAACAACGCGACCACTTCTGGTGCATCGTCCGCGCCTTCCGCGTGGATGGGTCATCGATGCTCTTGCACGAGTCGAGGCCGCTGACGTGGGAAACGCTCGACGCCATCCAGCAGCAGTTCGACGTTATGCCGCGGTGCGTTGTGGTTGATGCCGGTTACGACACGCCGTTGGTCTACGAGCAATGCGCTCGACGAGGGTGGACGGCTTCGCACGGATCGGGGCAGGATGGCTTTTATCATATCGACGGCGGCAGGCGCACGCGCCGTTTCGTTTCCAAGATCGAAGGAGCGCAAGCCGGATCGGACGGACTGAAGTGCGCTTATTTCTTTTTTAGCAACGAAGGCATAAAAGATAAATTGGCGTCACTTCGCCAGGCTGACGCCGTGCCGAAATGGGAAGTTGCGCGGGACGTGTCGGATGACTACCGCAAGCAGATGTTGTCGGAGATGAAGAAGGACGTGACCAACTCTAAGACCAAACAAGTCGAGCAAAGATGGGTGCGCATCGGCGGCAGGCCGAACCATCTATGGGACTGCGAATGTATCGCTCTCGCGTCCGCGATGCTCGCTGGGGTTTTGCCGATAGGCGCGGAGAGCTAGGTTTTAAGCGGCTCCGCGGAGGCCGAAAAATAATTTTATTTTTTTCTTTTCAAAAATTAAAAAAGAGAAGATATTCAAAACATCGAAAGGCAAGAAGCCCGACGAAGAAACCTAAAAAGAAAAAACAAAATGAAAATCGAAACTCAAAATACCAACCACAACTTTGAATCCATGTTTGTTGATTTCATCAATAACAACAGCGAAAAAGTAAAAGCGATTGCTGCAATTATGGCGATGAGCGAGCAAGAGAAAATGGAACTCATCAAAGAGTTCAAAGCATCACACTAACACCAACCGGCGCGGGTTCAATCCCCGCGCCTTTTCTTTTGACATATCGCACAAATTACTTCCCGTCACGCCATCTGGCTGGCTTGCCATGCGCAACAGACAATCTGAACTGACAGATGAAGCCTAGGGACGCCTAGGCGTAGGGTTATTTTTTTGACATCGCCAACTTTTAAATGGCGATGAACAAATCATTCTTCGGTCTCCCGCTTGCGACATTGCAAGAATTGCAGGGCGACTTTACGGCCTGCTTGAAAGCAATCGCCATTGCCGGCGCGTCTTACAGCATAGCAGGCCGCTCGTTTACTCGCGCTAATCTTGCCGAGGTCGCACAGACCATCAAGGAACTGCAAGCCGCTATTGACAACGCCAGCGGAAATAGGGTAAGACGTTTCACGCCGACCTTCCCGACGCAACGACCATGACTCAAGACCTACTCACCAAAGCCATTTCGTTCGTCTCTCCTAAAGCCGCTCTGGATCGGATGGTCAACCAGGCGAAGTTGCGAAACTTCGGACGCTTCGACTCAGCATTGACGAGCGAAAAGCGTGGCATCTCGCGTGGAGTATCCGGTGGCGAAGACACGGCAGGAACTCGCGAACGCTTCGCGCTCATCCGCGCCGCTCGCGATCTCGCAGACAATTTCCCGCCTGTCCGTTCTCTCCTTTTAAAATTTGCGACCTACGTTTCCGGCCGCATCGCATACCAAGCACGCACCGGCAACCGCGAAGCGGACACCGCTATCGAACGCTACTGGCAGAAATGGTGCAACGACTGCGATTTTCTAGGTCGTCACAATTTCACAACGCTCCTGCAACTCGCTGTAACGGCAATGCTTCGCGATGGCGATTGCGGATTCATCATCGTTCGCGACCGCGAAGACCTAAAATTGCAAAGCGTCGAAGCCGACCGCATCGGATCGCCTTACGACAGAACAGATACCGACAAATACATTGGCGGAATAAATGTTGACGACTATGGAAGACCCATTTCATATACTATTTTCACGCGCACTATCAACAACCAGTATATTTCTCCTGTTGATATTGTTGCAAAAGAGTTTATCCACTTGTTCGACGCAGCGCGACTTGATGAATATCGTGGGCGGAGTGCTTTCGCTACTGCGCTGAACGCAACGAGAGACTTGCAGGAGGCGATAAAAGCTGAAGTGCAGGCGATCAAATACGCGAGCTATCAGAGCGGCGTCATTACTACCGAGAGCGGCGCCGCCGACGCCGGCGATTACTTCGCTCGCGGCAACTCAAATGACCAAGGCCAAGTCGCACGCCTCCAGTCGCTCGACCCAGGAACGGTCAACTATCTGAGCGCAGGCGAGAAGATGGAGATGTTCAAGTCGGACAGACCGACCGGAGCATTCGGCGAGTTCATCCGCTTGGTTCAAGCGCACATTTGCATGGCAGTCGGATTGCCTTACGGCTTCGCGTTCGATGCCGACAAGAGCGGCCCTATGGCTCGCATGGAAGCGGCGATGGCAGAGCGCACGTTCCTCCGGTGGCGTGGACTCTTGGAAGGTCAGTTTCTCAACCGCATCAAGAATGTTATCCTTCTCGACGCCGCTTCGCGCGGACTTATTCCCGATTCCGAATATCTGCTTGATGGCCGCTGGTGCTGGCCTGCCAAGGTTTCGATTGACTACGGACGCGAGGCCAATGCCGATATTGCACTTTGGAAAGCTGGCTTGAAAACAGCAGGACAAATTTACTCCGACATGGGCGAGGACTACGAAGAAGCACTTCGCGCAAGAGCGAAGGAGGCCGCGATGATCGTCGCGCTCGGCACAGAAATGGATATTCCATCCGAATATATTTCAGATTCTATCATTCCCATTCAAGCCGCCGCACCGGTTGCCGCACCTATCGCCGCGCCTATCACGCAAGAAGAGCCTCAACCTGAGCCACCACAAGAACAACCAAAACAAACCGATCTCGCAGACGAGAATAAGCCTAGCAAGGGCATGGTCGAAGAAGCGCTAAAGGGCTTAAAGTGGCGCGAAGAATACAACCGAGGCGGGACAGCGGTCGGAGTCGCACGCGCTCGCGACATCTCGAACGGCAAGAATCTTTCGGACGATACCGTTAAAAGAATGCACTCGTTTTTTTCACGTCACGAAGTTGATAAAAAGGGACAGGGTTTTCAACCAGGTGAAGATGGATTCCCGTCCGCAGGCCGCATTGCATGGGCGTTGTGGGGCGGAGACGCAGGGCAGACATGGGCCGCTAATAAGACGAGCGTGATGGCAGCAAAAGAAGCTGCGTCAAAACAAAAGGGAATGAAATTCTCACGCGATCAACACGGAAGATTTAACGGCGTTAATTTGATTTCCGAAATGGTTATGCCGACCCCATCGATAGGCGAATCTAAATCTGACTTCGTCTCTCGCTGTATGGGCGATGATGTGATGATCTCCGAATACCCAGAAACCGCACAACGCGCAGCCGTCTGCCAAGCACAAACCAAATGATAACACAAGGAATCGCACTCTCAGCAAAGCAAGCCTTTTTGATAGGTCTGCATCAACCTAACGATCAATATAAAATCGCGCTATACAGAACGGATGCGAAGATCGGGCCGGAACTTCAGAAATACACGCCGAACGGCGAGATTAGCGGCAACGGGTATGAGGCCGGTGGCATAAAGCTATCGGGATTCAAGACAGGCGTTGCAGGGAAATCAGCGTGGGTTTCGTTCGATGACATCAAACTGAACCGCGCATCATTCCAGGCTGCCGGAGCCGTTGTTTACAATGCGTCAAAAGATAATGCTGTCATGTGCGTCCTTGCCTTTGGTGGCGAACGTGGCGTTTTTGATGGCACATTTGAACTCAAGTTCCCTAAACCCACCGAAACGAGTGCATTGATATTGCTCGCATGATCGCGTCAAACATCCTGCAAAATGGCGTCGGCACTTTTTGCACGTTTACGCCGCGAGAAAACCAACCGCCAGCAACTGCATTTGCAACGCTTGACACGCGGAATTCTATCGCCGTTTTAGATTTCGATGACACGACAATAGAGAACTCTGTTTTTCTCGATGTCATTCCTCAATTCGCAATACTTTCAAGCGGCCTAAAGATTCGCTTAATCTGGGCCGCGACAACTGCCACGACAGGAAACTGCGTTTGGCAAGTCGCATTGGAGCGGATGACTACCGACATGGACGCCGACTCGTTCGATACGTCAGCGAGCGCAACGGCAGCAACAAGCGGAACAAGCGGAATCCCAAATTATACAGAGATTACGCTCACGACAATCGACTCCGTCACCGCTGGCGATGGCTTCCGATTGAAAGTCACACGCAATGCAACAAGCGCATCTGACACAATGACAGGCGATGCCGAGTTGATCGCCGTCGAAATCAGGAGCGCGGCTTGATATGGCTTACCAATTTAATGGGGCTCAGTATTTAAGCATTGCGGACAATGCCAACTTGGATGTCACGGGAGCATTAACAGTCGCCTGTTTTGCAAAAGCAACCACTACTATTGCAGGAACTGGCCCACTTATTGCGAAGTGGGTTGGCGCAACCAATCAAAGGTCATACGCAATAGTTATTTATCAAAATAAATTGTATATTGATGTGACGAGTTTAGGAACCTCTGCGTCCGTGCTGGAAATTGGTGGATCAACATTGATAGGCACGACTCAATTCCATTGCGCCATGTCATTTACTCCGTCAACTAATCTCACTGCATACCTTAATGGAAATGTCGAAGCAACGACATCAAGCGGTGTTCCGGTTAGTATTTTTAACTCAACATCGCCGCTCACTATAGGTTTCCTTCCAACAAATTATTTTCCCGGAATTATCTCGGAAGTCGGCATCTGGAACGCTGATCTCACCGCCGCCGAAATCGCCTCCCTCGCAAAAGGAATGACCTGCGACAAAATCCGTCCGCAGTCGCTCGTCTTCTACGCTCCGCTCGTCCGTAATCTCCAAGATGTGCGCGGAGGATTAACGATTACTAACAACAACGCCGCAACCGTCGCCAACCAACCAAGAGTATATGCCTAATTACTACAACAGAATAAATCTATCCGATCTTCGTGATTTGGCACAATCTTTGATCGACACTTGGGAAGAATCAAACAACCCAAAATTGCAAGAATGGATCCCAGCACCACCGAAGCCAGCGCCAAATGCAATTTGGGATAATGGTCAATGGGTCATTCCTCCGCCGCCTTCGTGGACAGCAGAAGAATGGTTGAACAAGGAAGGATACAATTCAACCGGACTTGTGACGCTTCTTGATTTGAGCGGACAACTAATTTCGGCAGGCAAATCCTCGCCAAAACTGACGGCAGTTAAGGGTTGGACGGATGGGATGATCGCCGCATACGCGGCAGATCAAGCGCCTCGAAGCGATTGGACAAATGCTCCATTTGGATTCACAGAAACAACGCAAGAAGCAATCGCAATATTGAACTCCTAAATATATGGCAAACGAATTAAACACAGCGCAACCGGCAACAGGTCTGACGGTGACGGCTCAACTCTTTAAATCTGGAATCACGGTTGGATCGGCGATAACTTGCGCGGAGATTGGAACGACTCGTTTTTATACTGGCAATATGCCAGCGATTACAGCAGGGACATATCAGATTGCTTTTTATAATTCCACAACTCCTATTGCCAGCGGATCGATTGCGTGGAATGGATCAGCCGAGATTCTTGTGAATGATCTTTCAACCGCCACGACCTCAGGGACGGCAATAGCCGTAAGATCGGAGCTTGGGGTTGAGCTTGGGCGCATTGATGTTGCAACTTCTAGCAGACTTGCCAGCGCGTCATACACAACGCCACCAACCGCAGCAGCAAATGCAAGTGCCACCCGAACCGAACTCGCGCCAGAACTCACGGAGATCACCGAGGTTCACGCAATCCACGGACTCGACATTGCCAATGCTTTGACCGTCACACCAACTCAGCGATCAGTTGGGGCAATTACGCAAGCGATCACCGGTGACGGAACTGCGAATACGGTTGTTACTCGGATTTAAAGCATGATCGCATCCTTGCTCATTGCAACGCAAGGCTTGCTGGCAAGCCCGACACCGCTTTCAATCGGCGTGCAAGGGCTATTGGTGGCGCAAATCGCGCCTCCAATCTCACCGACTGATCTCCCTGGAGGCGGTGGCGGGGAGAGATTACGCAAAGACACTGTCGTTAGTGTTCGCGGGAACAAATCCCGAATCACTTGCCATGCTCCGAGCTTAGAAGTTTCTTCGTCATTTAAAGTCGAAGGTTGTCGGACAGGAGTAAATCTCAGCGGAGTCGGCATTGATTGCTTTGCAATGGTGGAAGCAACAGGAACTCGGACGCATTTGTGCTCATCGAGGGTTCGGCAAAGAATATCCACGTCATTCGAGATCGTAGGATGCGCTCCAGATGACGAGGCGCAAATCATGGCCGTTGTTCAGTCCGCGCTTGAGCAGCAAATTCTTGATGAAATTGTGAATCAATACTCGGATTAACTTTTGACATCCGCGCCTTCGCATGGATGTCATCGAAGGCGTATCAATCATTTCAATAGGCGAAGCTAAGGGCCACGGTCTCTACGTTGACGAGACGACTTTGATGCAAGTCAAAGAGTGCGCTGAGTCATACAAGGGCGGCGTCAAAGTCAATCTGGATCACGGTGCAGGGATCAAAGACATCGTCGGATTCGTAAACAATTTCCGCATCGTCGGGAAACAACTCTTGGGCGATCTCAACCTGCTTGAAACATCGCCGATGCGCGACTACGTCCTGGAGATTTCAAGCAAACTGCCGGACACATTCGGTATCAGTATCGCTTTCAGCGGCCCGATCCGCGAAGTGGAGGGGCTAGCCTTCGCAAGTTGCACCGAACTCTACAGCGCAGATCTAGTGCAAACACCAGCCGCAAATGCGACCGGCTTGTTCTCATTCACGGCAAAGCAAGTTGACAGTTTTTCCAAACAAATGGAAGACGCAACAATTGAAATCGAACCAAAGGAGGACGAGGTCAGCATCGCCGACATCGTTTCTCGTCTCGCAGCTCTCGAAACCGCCTTCGGCGACTACAAGAGCAAAATGGAAATGCCAGCCGAAGAGCCATCAGCAGAGCCAATGAAGGAAGAAATGGCCGCTGAACTCAGCGTCATTTCTAAGCTCGAAGCAAAACTTGACTCGATCATCTCGAACTTCGGGGCCGCTCCAGTAAAGGCTTCGGTAGTCGCTGAAGAGAAAGCGGTCGAAAAATTCGACCTCAAAGCAGTCATCACCCAGAAGACAGAGGAACTCGGCAGCCGCACCGAAGCGATCCGCTTTGCAATGCGTAACCACCGCGAAGCCTACATTGAAGCCCGCGACAACAATCAACTCAATTTTTAATCCTACCTAATTTATGGCAACACAAAATGACATGGGGATTCGGAGCTTCGCCTTCGCATCCGCTATCACAGCGAATACGCTCGTTAATATTTCGGGCGACAACGCGGCGCAAGCCGCATCAACCGGCGCTAATGCTATCGGAGTCGTCCAGAATGACGTCGCCGCTGGTGCTCAAGGCG